TCAACGATATATTTAATTATAACATATTGACCTGCGTATTCTCTAAATGCTTTTTTCAATCTATTCGCCAACTCACCTAACTCTTCATTCTTAACAGAAACAGAATACTTCTTTTTAAATGCTTTTATATTTGTATATGATGTTGCTTTAACAATATTTTTACGATATCCCTTAACTTGGTTACTTGATACTCTGACTTTCTTTTTACCAGTAGTTCCTTCTTGTTTTACTGCTGCTAATTGATTTTGCACTCCTGTTTTAATTGCTTGTAATTCATTTACTATATTTGTTGATTTTAGGATTGTTGTTGCTTTTCCTAATTTTCTTGCTAATGCTCCTAAAGTTCTTGGGTCTATCTTACCGTCTAAAAATCTCAAAAGGTCAAAGGCTTCAAAACGCTTCAAATCAACTTTGCTATATCTCGGCATATTATATTCTATATAAAGATAATTATTTTTTCAAAATGAACGCAATAAAAAAAAAATAGAATATTTTTTATTACAAAAATAAACAAATAATAACTCCCCAAAGAAAAACAGACGCTCCCAGAGTTATATTTTTAATATTCCAAAAACTTTCCTTTTTTTCCTTAATAAAACGAACTTTTTTCATTATATATTTTTTAGACATATAATAAAAATTAATTAATCCTTACTTATTAGAGGTGCTTTTCTTGGACGACCTCTTGGTTTAACTTCAATTCCTAAAGAAAGTTGTTCTTCTTTCTTTTTATCCCTATACTTTTTATTATTTACTTTTGACCTCTCGTTGAACTTTGCTTTCCATTCTGGGTCTTCTTTTTTGTTATGATAGAAGTCACGTTGAACCTTGCAATATTTTTCAGGATATTTTTCCCTATATTTTCTTTGGGCTATTCTTTGTGCTTCTGAGTAAGTTGATTTTTTTACCAGCACTATTGGTGTGTTTCCAAACTCTGCCTCTTGACTATCGGTAAAATCCTTAACTGAAAGAATATCTGGAGTTTCAAAAGCAACCTCTATATCTTTAACAAATATTTTTTTTTCGCCTTCTGGAGTGTAATTGCTAATATCAAAGTTTAGAGAATATTGGTTCATATATATTGCCTCAATATTTTATTTTTTGAAAATTGAACGAATTACAAAGGTTTAAAAAACGCCCTTAATATTTTCAGATTTTTTTTTGGGTCATCATTCCACATCTCTAAATATTTTTCAAAATCTTCTAAATATGTTTGAGAATGCTTTTTGTGTTCCAAAGCATAATGCAATGACAAACAATACCAACCACATTCACTCGTAGTTATATTTTGTATTTCCCTATTATTACAAGGAATAGGTTTAAAAGGTTTTAAAAACTCACTTACTTCCTTTGGTGGTCCTATACCAAAACAATCATAATATAAAGCACAGGTTTTTTTATAATCACTGCTACTACTTAAATCGTCATCACTATCTACCCACCTATCATCGTCAGAATAAATATAAAAAAAAGTCCAATGTGTTCCTTCTTTATCACTATCTGCTAAATTAATATAATATCCGCCTAATTGTCGTTTCTGGTCTTTTAGTTCATCTTTACTAAATACACCAACCAAATCTAAATCTAATTTTTTACAAATCCGTTCTATATCAAAATTGGTAAGCATTTTAATATAGAATTATATTTTAATTAATAATTCACAAGGTATATAACAATAATCTTTAACTTCAACTTTTCCTCTGTCTCTTCTACCACCTTCAGCAAATGTAACTTTTCCTATTAAGTTTTCATCTAACTTCCAGTAATATAAACCTTCATCAAAATTAAAACAAAAATATACTTCCTTTGAATGAACTATTCCTTTATCAATTTTATTTTTACCTACAATTGTGGTGGGGTATTTTGAGATACTACATTTTCTGGATTTTAATTCTATAATTACTTTATCATTTTCAAAATCAAAAACCGAATATTTTGATAATTTATTTAATTTCCCAAACTTCTCCTCTAATTTAGGTAACAATTCTTCTTCTTTTTCTGTTCCGTATTTAGTATCCTCTGAAAACTTGACGCTATATTTTTTACTCATTATATTATATTATTAGAAAATAATTTTTCCTAAATAAACGAATATTTAAAAAAGTCCGTGACCTTCTCTTTTTTCGCTTCCCCTATACATTCCTGCTCCTGAACGGTGTGCTGTCATCATTCCTCGTCCGCCGTATCCACAACTTGTTCCTCCTTGTTGTATATAAGTAGTAGGAATAAAAGGGTTCATTGCTGGAGAATTAATACGTTGATAAGGTGACAAAGTCATTTCGGCTGGTGCTGGTGTTACGTGGGGATTGGTTCTAAATTGTGATACTGGTGCATTATGTATAGCAAAGTGATTTGGTTCAAATCCGAAATTATTTGTCATCGCCATTTTAAAAGGTTTGCTTAATGCTGCTCCTTTACCAACCTTTCTTGGGCGACCTCGTGGGCGTTTAATACCAAGACCAGTTTTCTCGCCAATTAGGTCTGCGAGATATTGACCTCCTTGATTTCCTGCTTCTGCTCCCAAGAAAGCAGCAACAGGCATTAGTTCTGGTTGTAACGTTCCAGCAGCAAGTGCTTCTGCTAATGCACCTCCTAAAGTAGAAGCGGCAACAGGAATACCTTGATGAATAAGAAGTGATGCTAATTGCTTTCCTAACTTCTCTGCTTCATCTCTACGTTGTGGGTCGTGAGTAATTTCATCAATAGAACTAATAAGGTCTTTTGCTCCAGAAACAATTTGATTACCAACATCTCTTGCACCAGAAACAATTTGATTACCAACATCTTCAACACGAGAAACTACTGGTTGAAATGTATCAACTACTGGTTGAAATGTATCCTTTACTTGATTACCAAAATTAGTAAATGCGTTCTTAATATCGTCACCAACGTTTCCACCTCGTCTTCGTTTTCTCAAACCACTACCAACTGCTGATGGTTGTTTATTCATTCCCTTACCTTTCTTTCTACCTCTACCAGCGTGTGTAATACTAACGCCTTCAGGAAATCCGTAATTATCATATGCTTCTCTTGCTCTTCTTTTAACTGCTTCATATCCTGTATTATGTCCTGCGTAATCACTTCTACGAACAACGTCACCGTAATCTTCTTCTAAATCAGGGTAAAATTGTCTTGCTCTACGAATACCTGATTGTGCGTGTTCCACTGCCTTAACACCAGACGGCATATAATCATAAACGGCTTGTTCTGCTACTCTCTGATATTTTTTAGGAACTTTCTTTTTAATTTCTTCTCCTATCTGTTCTGCTGCGTATGCTTTTGGGTTACTCATTAAAGAACCAATAGCACCTTCTACTACTTTGTGATTTTTAATAGCACTTGCTCCCATTTTTCCTAAAGCGTTACCTGCTGCTGCTCCCAATACAGGATTACCTACAAAAGTTCCTAAAGCAGTTCCTGCCGCAGTTGCTGCCCCTTCTACTGCCTTCTGAGCGTAATCGTTAAATTGTGGATTATCTAATGCTTTGCTTAAAGTAGAACCTACAGCCTTAGCCCCTTCCCACAAACTTCCTAAAAGACCGTGACCGAAACTTGCGTGTGTTTCGTGAGGAGATAATTTCATTATAGCATCTTTACCTTTCTCGTATGCTTCTCTAATTTTATGAGCGTGATGTGGGTGTAACATTAAAACAGCACCTCCTCTATGACTTCCTAAATGATGATGTGGTATTTTAAAAGATTGACCCTTTGACATTTTATGAATATTCTCAACTGTCATATGTAACTGATGTGGTATTAACTCTGAAGCACTATCCCTAAGATGTTTTGCCTTTGAAGCAATTGGTTCATACACTTCTTCTAAACTTGTCATTATATTATACCTAAATATAATAAAATAATAAATTGTTACTTTTTCCTTAATAATTCTAAATATTTTTTATAATAATTCTAAATATTCTTTTTAATAATTCTAAATATTCTTTTACTCAATTCTTGCACCAGTTGCGATATCAACCGTCATACTTCTTTCAAACTCTACGAACACGAGCAGATTAATATTTACCAAAGATTGATTGAGACCTACAATCTGGATTGAACGACTAACATTCTCTTCAGCAGGTAGAACTCTGGAACAATCTCCGTAGTAGTATCTGTATAGATTAGCAAAATCGTTAGGACCAATCAAACCACTCGCAAGACCAGTAGTCAAGTTAGCGTTCAACTGATTAGACATCAAAAGTTGTTCCCTAAAGTTCTCGTAATCATAAAGGTTGTTATTCAAAAATAAATTGACACCACTTACGAGTATGTTAAAGTTAGTAAGCATAATTGGGTCTGGTGTAGAAGGGAATGTAGAGCAAGGGTTCAAAGCACCACTAAAAGTAAATGCGGTTGTTTGCTCTGGAGCAATTTGTGGAACAACCAGCACAGACTTTACAGCATTTATACCGTTGGTTACTAAAAAGTTAAATGAAGAACCAGCACGAACTCCTGAAAATTGATATTGGAAAATATCCCTATATTTAATTTGTCTTGTAGGAGCAAGTGACAAGTAACGACTTTCAGACATAGCATTCATATAATAAACAGGAGCATACAAACGACACGCTTGTAGAGGTGTAGAATTGTTAGCGAATGTTTGCGAAGAGTTAGTATTTCTAACAATAGAAACAGAAAGGTTATATGTTGCCGCTGGTAGTGAGGAACAACCACAACCAAGTTCAGCACTTGATACTATCAAAGGACAAGTCAAACCACCAATAACATTCACAGAGTTAATTTGAAGTGTTGGATAAGCAGAAATTGAACCGTTGTTAGGGTTAGCGTTTGCTTGAGTTCCAACAGTAGTTGTAAAATTAACTATTGATTGATTAGTATTCAAATACATTCTGATAGTAGCACCTCTCATCAAAGGGCATTTATCAAAATAATCGTGAAGGTCTTTCAATCTTAGTTTAGCAAATACATTCCAGTTAGCATAGTAAGGACCAGCCCCACCAGCAGCGACTAAACCGTTTCTATAAACTGCTTGGTAACCTGCGACACTATTTACCAAGTTCTGTTGCCCTGCACCAGTATTAGTAGCACTTTCAACGTTACTATTACAATATTTCTGTCTTTTAAGCATTCCTTGATTAAAATTAGAAAGACCAAACTGAGAAGCATTTGCACCTTGATATTGTAGTGAAGTATAATCTGTTGGAGGAGAACCTGCTGCTTCTGTTCCTGCTAAAAGAACTGCTGTAGCGGTAAGTGAAGTGGTTGTTCCTTTAGCACCAACAAAACGATAATTAGGAGCATTTCTGTTATTACTAATACCAATACCAACAGCCGCCGATTGCTGACCTGACCCAGCAAGTTCAGAACTCGTTGATAAAGCACCACCAGCAATAGTAGCATCATACGCCCAAGAACCAGCAGTATCAGGAGCAAAAAGAATATCAGCACCTTCATTTAAAACATCTTCTTCACTAAAACTCGTAAGCATTTTAAAGTTCCTAAATACGTTACTAAAACTTGTTTGCTGAATAATGTTCTGGTTATTAAACTCAACCGTCATAGAGTTAAGCATACTAACAGCACCATTTTTCAAAGCCCAAGAAAAGTTTGCGGCATTATCACTTTGTGCTAAAAAGTTAGTATCAGAAGTTAAAGTTACTGCTAAAGGCATTACTATAAACCCTTCTTGGTAATTAATCCAACCTCCTGCATTTGAGAGGGGAGTTGCGTCTATAACAACTTGTGATGTATAGTTCTGTGAGTTATTATCATTAACATAAACCCAAGATTTCTTAATAAACTGCGAAGTATCAACCTCAGTGTTTAAACTCTCTTCAAAAACCAAATTATCTCCAGACATTATAATATTATCAAAGAAAATAATATTATAAAAAACTCCTTAATTTTTCTTAGAGATTAAGAGAAATATATTTCTTTTTTCTCATAGGTTTAATTGTTAAAAAATCGTGGTGCTGATGATGTTCGTGAATAGAACGCTCAGGTTTATCATCTTTATATAGGTCACCAGAAACTCCTAAACCTTCGTGCTTCAATCTTTTATGCCTTAAATAACCTCCTCCTTTACTTTTGGGGATATAAAATCCACTATTTCCCTTTTTCCTAATATACGTTCGCATATATTATATTAGGAAAATAATTTAAATGTTTTCACCTTCATTTCTTATAACTAATAATATAGTAACAGAAGGGTCATTAAATATAATTGCATTACCAAAAGTATCAACAAATCTAAATACAAAATCTTTATAGTTTCCGTCGGCAATTTTATTATATGCTAAAGTATTAATCTGATTTGTATATAAAGCACCGAAATCGCCGTCTGGTGTTACTATATAAATTAATTGAGAAGGAATTACTTTTGGATTATTTACTAAACTACAAAGTCCTAAATAACTTGGTTGAGGTGATATTTGTGGAGCGTTTTGACTTAATACTGAATAGGTAGTATTTACTATAGGAACTTGAGCGTAAGGTGTAACTCCTGAACTTATTACTGAATTAGGATAAGTTCCAGCATCAAATCCTAAAAGTTGTTGCATATTAGTATTTGGTATTGTTAATGTTGGTGTCATCGCACCTCCTAAAGAATTATCACAATTTGCTAAAGTCCAAGTAGCCCCAGCAGGAATTGAATAACCAGTAGTAGTTGCTGTGCTAATTGGGTAACAAATGATTTGATAAGCATACGTAACTACATTAGGAATTATTTGTATAAAATATAAATTAGTAGTTTGTGTAGCATCTGTCATATAGTGTCCGTTAGCAATCATAAAACTCTGAATAAAACTATCAATAGCAAAAATTGTATAATTACCATCAGGGAAAGTAATATTTACTACAGTCCCATCTACCCACGTGTAACTTATAGTATTATTATTTAATGCTGCTGTAATGTTATAAACTGAATTATAAAGCGATACTTGTTGAACTGCTATATAATCATTTTGAAAATGCACTGTTTGTGGAAAGGTGTATAGAAATGTTGAGTTATTTGTTCCTGCTACTATATTTTGTCCTGTTAAAATCAATGTTTGAACCATTTATATTATTATAAGATAAAATAATTTATACGGAAAGTGTCATCAAAAAGTTAAGACCTGATTTTCTCGGTATTCTTCCTAAACTAATAAACTTTACCACTAATCCTCTTAATTCCTTAATTAATTTTTCATTATTGTTTCCTGCTTCGTATTCTCCTTTAAGTAGTGTCAATCTGTGATAATCCTTTTCTTCTTTATCATCTTTAACAGGTTCAATTTCTAATTGTTCTGATAAACCACTTGCTTTAACAATTTTTCTAAAATGATTGTCTTCTTGGTTTGTAAGATGAGATAATTTTCTGTGGTCTATTTTACCTGTATCTAATAAACCAGAAATAAGTTCTTTATAATTACTACTAACTTCAACTGGTTTTATTGAAGGAATATTTGCTAAAGAAGGATATTTCAAATGAATAACGTTTTCATCTAATAAGTGATTATGTATTCTATATTTACCAAACTCCCTATATCTTGGTTTTTCTTCTTTAACACTTAATCCTTTACCAACTTTAATTTTTCGTCCTTTAAAATGTTTTGCACCAAAACCAACTTGGTCTCTCTTTGTTACAATAGCAGCAGCATTTCTATCATCAAATGCTGGGTCACGTGGGTCATATTGATTATCTAAAATATTATCTCTTCTTAAGTCAGTAACTCTTTCTGCTAAAACTTGTGCTGGTGTTCTATTACCTGCTTTAACTCTTCTTTGAAATGCTGTTGTAGCAGAACCTTTTTGATTAAAATCTGCTGGAGTAACACCATCAAGTCTGTAAGGTCCGTGACCTAATTGTTCGTATAATTCTTTGTTTGGAAATCTCTCAAATCTACCTTGTAAATAAGCCTGAATATCAACTACACGTTGTTCTCTTTCTTGAACTTTTTGTCTTAATGCTTCGGCTGTTTTTTTAATAATTGTTCGTCTTTTTTCTTGTAATAATCTTTCTGCTTCTTCTTTTTGTTGAACTGATAAAGTCGCATTTTCTAAAATAACTTGTAACTTATATTTATTATAAGCATCTTCTCTTTCTAAATTATCTATTTCATTTCTTATTTCTATTGGAACTTGTGTTATATCTCCAAATTGTGCTAATATTCTACCAATCCTTTCTCGTATATCCTCTGCTTTATCTCTTTCTTGTCTTAAAAATCTTGTTATATCTGTAGGTTTTAGATTTAATAGTTGGTTAATAGTATCTCTGTCTAAGTTTTGTTCTGCTAATTCTAATGCTTCATTATATTCACGTGATAAAATACGTTTTCCACTTTCATTAGCCTCAGCAAATATTTTTTGAAACTTACTCTGAAAATCGTTTAATTGATTAAATGTTCTTTCTGTAACAGAACTTCCTAATTTTTCAACATAAAATAAAGATAATACTAATTTATTTACTGCTTCGTGAATAGCAGCATTAACATTTCTATTTGGAATAGACTGAAAAATTATTTCTTCAAACATACTACCATTTGGTCTTTGAGAAGGAGGAATAGCATTCTGAGGAATAGCATTCTGACTTTCAGCAAGAGTTTCTTGTCTTCCTAATGTTGGTGGTCTTGTTGAACGATTAGAACTGGTTGTAGAACTTGCTCTACTTGATTTGTGTTCTGCTGCTCCTCTTGGTGCTTGTCTTTGTGATTTTGGTTCAGAATTAACAGAACCAATAGGTGCATAAGAGAATTGACTTTCTTCTTCTGCTGCTGCTTGACTTAATATATCATTTTCTAATCTTTTATCTATCATTAAATCATTAATACCTTCAACTCCTCCTTCTTGTCCGAATGTAGGTGCGTTATCCTCTATAAAGTCAGTCATATTATTATCTGCTCTTTCTAATACGTCCATATACGTTCCAATATTATCAAATAAATTATCCCACAATTGTCTATTAGGCATTATACCTTCCATCAAAAGTTTTGTTAATATTTTTGTTAATTCGTTTCTTTCAACTGCTGGTAAAGTTTTAATCATTTGTAATTGGTCTAAATGTGGAACACTTGCACCAAATCTTAATAAAAAATCCATAATATTCTGTAACTTTTGTGTATCAGCACCTGATAATAGTAACCAACTTCTTACTTTACCAATACCTTTTTCATAAGTTTCAATAAACCCACCTTCAACACCTTCTCCGTAAAATTGTTCGTTAAAAGGTATTTGGTCTATAACATCAGCAGGAGAACGTGAATAAATATTTTCTGCTTTGTAACCAGAAGGATTTAGACCAAAAGAATTATCTATTTTGTGGAATATCTCATCTATTTTGGTAATAATAACATCAGGATTAAGAAGTTTTGGATTAATATCTTCTATAAGTTTTTTCTTTATAAGCGGAAAGTTACGATTAAACTTAACTAATGCACCTTCACCTCTACTACGTAAATCTTCTACTATTGTCATAATTTCTGAAAAAGTCATATTTGTTCCTAAACTTGTAAGATTATCCTTTGCGTCTTTTTCTTGTTTAATACTATCTGCTTCTAATTCAGAGTTAGTTTTATATTGAGGTGGAACAGGTGGTGGAACATTTGGGTTATGATAATCACTCATCTTTTTTTCAAGAATGCCTTGATTTTCAAGTTGTAACTGTAAATACTCTGCTTGTGCCTTTAATTTCGCTTGTCTGTCAGCAACGCTTTTAAAGTTCCCTATAATCATTATAATATTATAACAAGAAAATAATATTATATAATTTCAATTTCCTTCGTCCGAAATATCATATATTTCGTTAAAGTTTTTCCTAAATCTATCTTCTGGAAGGGCATCTAAATCTACCAATAAGAAATGTTGTTTGTCATTAGTTGCGTCTTGATACATCTTAATAAGTTCTTCTTTTGAAACACCACTGCTATACTCACGCATTATCCTATAGATATCTCCCAGATTTTGCAATTTTTTAATAAAAAGATATTTCAAGTTCTTACGTATTATCATAGGAACATCAAAATAACTTTGAGAGATATACAATACCGAACAATTTTGTTTTCTTGCTCTTATAAATGCTTCTGATATTTTTCTTTGGTCTTTTTCCAATACTAAATCGTCAAAAACCAATAATCTCTGTTCTTTTTTATTGAACTTATCAATATCAGGCATAGTATTTAAACCTTCTGTAATAGTAACTCCTTCTGCTCCTAATTTTTCTTCTAAATATTCATATAGAGGTTCTTTTTTATTACGAGTTATAATATATATCTCATTAAACGTATTTGACATATTATGTAATATATCTAAAAGTGTTCTCGTCTTTCCTGCACCAGAATATCCTATAATCATTGCGTAAAAAGGAACAGTTAAGCCGTGAATATGATGATTAGGGTTATGTGACTTAGTAAGAAACTTCTTTGGTATAACTGAATACCAATCAACTAATTCGGCTTCGGCTTTTTTAATTTGTTTCTGGTTCATTATTATTTAAACAGAAAAAAAATATATTGTAATATAATATAATGGCGACATACCCAGCACCTGACAATCGTGGAAATCCAATTTTTAATCCAATTCAGTATCATACTATAGGCACATCAGGACAGGATACACAAGGAACAGGAATTACTCAAGCAGAAGCAGATGCAAGATATTTATTTTTAGGTTCAACACAAGGAGCAGAGCAATTTCAATACGATATACAAGTAAATAAAGGTGCATCTTTTAATCAAACAACCGCTCAACCAGTTCCTTTAACTATTAATAATTTAGGAAAAACTGCTACTTTAACTATTGATGCTGCTTCTAATTTAAACCTTACCACAAATCAATTTGGAACTGGTTTGGTTGTTAGAGATACAGTAAATAATGTTAGATTAAAACCAACCAATACTGGTCTTTCATTACAAAATTACGACACTGGAACAGTTACAGGATTAAGTTGTGGAGTTATAAATTGCACTGACGTAAATATTAACGGAGCAGATTTAGCACAATTAGGACCTACAGGAACTACTCAAACTTTTCTTAATTATAATATTTTTCAAGGAACAAATGCTTCTCAAGTTGGAACAGCACCTTTAACAATTACTAATATTGATACTGGATTGTATAGTGCTGTATATCAAGACCACAACAATCAAGACCAATTGACAATTCAAAGTAATACTGCTTTAGGAGGTTTAACATTAAGAAATGCTACTGGAAATAGTTTTACTGTTTATCCAGCAGGAGCAAATAATGCGGCTACTTTTATTAATCCAATTAATGTTATAAATAATTTAGGAGTTACCTGTGGCTCTCTTACTTTAAGTAATGCTGGTAATTCAACTGCTTTAACAACTGGTGTTGTTGGATTGTCTATTAATGACAGTGTTATTGTAGGAGGTGATTTATTCTTAACAGTTGGAGCAAATACAACAACATTATCTACTGATGCTACTGGTTTAATTATTAGTGACCCAGTAACTGCTACATCTCTTACTTTAAGTAGTGGAGGAAATACGAGTGCTATTACAACTACCGCTTCTGGTTTAGTAGTTTCTGACCCAGTTACTGCTACTTCTCTTACTTTAAGTAGTAGTGGAAACACAACTACTCTTACTACAACAGGAACAGGTTTATCTGTAAATGATAGTATAACTACTGCAAATACTGTTAATTGTTCTACACTTACAGCCTCAAGTTTTATTAATACACAAACTGGGGATTTATTTGTAGGAGGTGAAAGCACTTTCGCAAGAACAAGTAATATTGCTGGAACAACTATTTCTGGTTCTGGATTAATTATAGGTAGAAATCTGGAAGTAGGACAAGCAGAGTTTGATATTATAGCAATTAATCCAACATCAGCAAATTATTTAAATATATACGGAAGTCAATCATCAATTTCAATAGCAGATACACCAATTATAAGTATAGCAAATAACACAGCGTATAAAAACGGATATGAAATAGCAACAGTAAATCAGATACCAAGTGTTCCAGCAACATATTTTACAGGACAAATAGTTATGAGCATCGCTTCAAGCCCACCTACAGCATCTGGAGGAACATTTTTATTGTGTAACGGAACAAGTTATAGTTCAACAACTTATCCTAATTTATTTGCTATAATAGGAACAGCATACGGAGCATCATCAGGTGGAGGGTTTTTACCTAATTTAGTAGCAAAGTTTCCTTACGGAGCAAATAACGCTTCAGCAGTTCCTTATGCTAATTCAAGTGGGAGTGTAAGCGGAGGAGCAAATACTTATTCATTAACACAAGTTCCACCTCACACACATTCAAACTCTGTTTCTAATACAGCATTTTATAACGGAACAAGTCAAGCAGGAAACGATAGTTCTAATAATTATGTTGTTAATAAAAACTCATCAACTACTACAGTAACAAATAACGCTGGTGATAATATTGCAAGTGGAGCAATAACTATACCAACAGTTCCAGCATATATTGTTGTTAGTTATTTTATTTTTGCTAATTAATTATTTTCTCTGATAATTATATATGTGGGACGAAAATTATATGGTGCAAGGAGTTAATGAATATGAACCAAGTCTTTCAACGTATGACCCAGAGTATCCAACTGGACCAACAAACAAGGTAGGGCATTATGTTTATTTTAACGCTCAAGGTGACGCTTCAACTTGTATTTTGAATTGTTCTAATTATTTAGGAGGAACTGCTGGAGACGGAGGTTTTCAATTTCACCAGTGTTCTTCTACGTTAAATCCACAAAGATTAATGAAAGTAGATACTACAGAAGTTTTAGTAACCAGTCAATTTAAAGTAGATAAATCTTCTTCACCTTCACCACCTATTTACTCACCAAATATTTTAAATCTTTCACCTGATAATTCTCATATTAATTTTGCTACTGATTTAACATTACCACCTTACAATTTTGGTTCTGGTGTTTCTGATAATCCAATATATTTAACACAAACTAACGGATTTTATACCACAGGTGAATTAGCATATGCATTTTTAACAGCACCAACACAAATCCAAATATTTAGGAATAATAATATTACAAATCCTATACCACCAAATACTTTTCCAAGTGATTTTCCAAATACAGATACAACTGGTTTAACTGTTGGAATACCAATTTTTACTTTATCGCCAATATTACCTTCAATAGCAATTACAGCAGAATTAACTGATACTTTAACACTCACTAACGATACAGATACTTCAGTATTATCTTCAACAGATTTAACTTTTAATTCAGTATCAGTTATATCAGCAATCAGAGATTTACAAATTAAACAAATATCAACAATTAATCAAAATATTTCGGCTGCTATTTATGCAGACGGAAGACCACCAACAGCACCTACAACTACAATAGCACAACAATACGCATATTCTCCCTCTTGGTATTTTAAAAATACCTTTAACAGTAATAATAAAATTAACTGGTATGTTCCTGCAACTACTGGATTATACGTAGGTGATATTTTAGGATTATATTTAGCATTTTTTAACGGAAATAATACGTCAAATGATAATACTCCCTTTATTACTGTATATACAACACCAACTGGGTCTGGTGATTATGCTCCTAATTTTTATCACTCTGCTAATACTTATATTTTTGACGGAGCAATAGCAGCAAATACACGTTATACCGAGTTTCTTAATTTAAGTTCCTGTCCTACTCCTAATCATTATGCATCAACATTAAGAAGTATGATACAATCACCAGTGTCACCTAATCCAAGAGGAAGTTATTTGCCTACAGAACAAGTTGCATTTTTTTCAATAGGAACTAATAGTGCTGCAGTGAAAGATAGTCTTGAAATTGCTGTAAGTAAGTTTGGTATTATGTTAGCAAGTGGAACAACTGAAATTAATTTTTTCCCAGTTTAATATATGCCTAAAATATTAAATCCAGATTTATATCAACGTGCAAAAGAATACGCAGATGATATATATTCAAAACCTTCAGCATATAAGTCAGGATTTATTGTAAAAAAATATAAAGAATTAGGTGGTAAATATGAAGATGACAATAAACCAAAAAATCTAAAAAGATGGTATAAAGAAGATTGGAAAGATATAGGAGATTTAGATTACCCAGTATTTAGACCTACAATAAAAATTAATAAACACACTCCTTTAACCCCAAATGAGATTGATAAAAATAATTTAGAAAACCAAATATTATTAAAACAAAAAATAAGAGGTAATAAAAATCTACCACCTTTTATTTCTAAATAGATTATATGTCTGAAATGAGTGAGGTATTTTGGGGTTTATTTTTAACCTCAACAATTGGATTTATATTAGCATTAGGAAAAATATGCTATAAATCTAAATGTCAAGAAATAAATCTTTGCTGCATTAAGATAGTAAGAAATATAGACGCAGAAGTAAAGGAAGATATAGAATTAGGAAATGCGGAAAAATCTGAAAAATAAAATATTAAGTAATATTATGCCGAAGTATAATATTAAAAAGTATAGTTACGATAGAGCAAAGGAATTAGGTGTTAAAATAGCACCTTCAACTAATAAAAAGAAAAAATTAGATGTATTTGATTGGAATGAAAATTATATCTGTTCTATTGGTGCAATAGGATATTCAGATTATCCAACATTTTTAGAAACTTGTGGTAAAGAGTGTGCTGAAGAACATAGAAATCTCTACTGGGCGAGACATCACAAAGATATTAATAAATTAGGAACGGCTGGATATTATGCTGGTAGAATATTGTGGTAATTAAGTTTCTTCGTCTTCAAAATCAAAACGTTTCACTATCATACCACCTGTTTTATATCCTAATGCTCTTTCACGACCATTTGTGTATTGTAAAAACGGTTCTCCTGAATGATAAACAACTGTATAAGAACCGAATTGGTCTTTACCTGTTGCACCTTCTGTTGTATCAATACCCTTTCCCTTTTTTAATATAACATTTATATAAAATCTTGCTCGTTTCAAAGTTTTAGGTGCAAAATCTTCTTTGTGTTTTATAATATATTCAGCAAAGCCTTTAAGGTCTTTAATATGCTTTTGTTTTCTATTTTCAAATTGTTTAGTAAAACTACCCCAATCTAATTCTTTATAGTCTGGTTCTAAATTAACAAGACCGTAACCAGATACACCACCAGCATAAGGTCTTTCATCACTTCTTGAATAATGTTCGTAAGGTTCTCCGTTATTATATACAATAGTATAACTTTCACCTTTACTATTACGACCAATAGCACCAACTGGGGGCATATGACCTAATTGACCTCTACCTCTTCTTCTAACTGGTTTATAATATTCATAATCACTCTCACTTTCAGATGAAGAACCTTCAGAACTATCCGAAGATGAAGAACTATCATCAGAGGAATAATATTTACTATATCCACCTTTTCCTTTTTTTAGAAAAACTTTTATATCATCAACTATAGGCATAAAAGGACCTGTTTTTTGTTTGAGTTCAACCAATTTTTTTAATTCTGATTTGCTTAATTCTTTTACTAAAGCACCTGTTTTACCTTGAACTCTTTTTGTTGGTCTATAAACTTTATGTGCTGGTGGTGCTTTAGGATTTGCTATAGGAGTTATATCAACCCACTTCTCATCAAAATATCTTTGTAACTTATTTGGGTTTGTTTCTTTGAAAGGTGCAACTTTTGATTTAGGGTGTTTTGCTTTGTATTTATCTTTATAGTGTCTAACTAATGCACCACTCCTAAATGGTGAATTACCACTATAACTATTAAATATTAACTCTTTTGATTTGTGATAAAGTTCTTTATCGTTTGGTTCTTGGTGATACATATAATGACTGGAGATTTTATTTCAATGACTGGAGAATAATTATATCAATTTTTTAATATTTCAATATTTTTAAAATATTTCCGTTTATTTCCGTTAATTTAATTTTATGGTAAGGATTTTTTTTTTTGCCGATTTTTTTTGTGATTGACAATTTTTTCCTTACTGAAAATATTTCCGTTTTTTAGCAAAATATTCCCAACAGGATAAAAGGTAAGAAAATTATTTTTTATAAAATATTTTTTTCGGTCAATCACAATCTATTTTTTTTAAAAAATCTCAAAGGGGGTATATCACAGATTTTTTCAATTTTTTACGATTTTTGAAATCTACTTGATAAAGGTAAGAAAAAAAATTGCACCAGTTTTTAAATCTTGCTACATATTTTTCACTTGATAAATTAGTGTTATTTGGTTTTGCTACTAATAGGTAAGGAAATTTTTTGCAGTACAAATAAAAATTGACTTGGTATAAGTCTAAACCCCAATTTAAAAAATAATTAATTTTAATTAATTTTAATTAAATCTTTAGGAAAAAATACGTTATTTAGAAGTTTTGTCTTGGATAATGTAGAAAAGAAAATTAAAATTAATTAAATATTTTGTGATGGGTGCGTTAAAATCCAAAAATTATTCTGGTATAGGAATATATAATGAGTTCCTCATCAAACGCCTCTTCTGCTCTTTCGCTCTTTTGCTCTTCCAAAGTTTGCTCGTGTTCTCGTAAGACAATTAACGGACATTTAATTTATTACAAGTTATGCGATAAAACATTAAGTAAATATTTAGAAGAAAACAATTTAAAAAATACTCTTACGAAGTTAGTAGGAGAAGAACATTACGATAAATGTTTAACTTTCTTTCCTCGCTGTGTAGATACAGAAAAACAATTTATAATAAATATAAAAGCATTTTGCCTTATCTTATTAGGTGTTCTTTTGATTGATAGTTCATTTTCTTTTATGAGTTATTATAAAAATGTTGTTCGCTTCATTCATCTATTAAATAAGTTCGCTCCAAAATTAGATTATAGTTTTTATACTAATAATAAAAAACAATACAATCTTATTTTTTTAAATAAGGTAATAAGTTTTTGTCTTGGTAAGGTTAAAGGTATAAAACAATTTATCGGTGTTATGCCGTATCATCAAATAATCCTTCCAACATTTCCAGTAATAAATAAATATTGTGATTTGTGCATTGATGATGTAGAGGGAATATTTGTAGATGAAAGAAATTATAAGTGTGCTTGTCGTCCTAATGTTTGTTATGATTGTGCTTTAGGATTTGCTAATACGCCGTGCGGTTGGAACGGAACTTTAAACCGCTGTTCTGTATGTAGAGAGCCAAAGTTTATAAATAATGAAGAAATAACTAACAAAGAAATAGAAAAACAAAAACCAGAAGCAAAGTTTTATTACAAACACAATAACAAAAAATTATCTTTTGATTTACCGACAACTTACGGACAATTTGTTATGTTAAGAGATAAGGAAAATATTATCGTTGAAAATTATAACTCTTACGATATTGAAGAATTACAAACTGACGATAGAGACAACGATTACGAAGCGATGTTTTCTTGGTTATTTACTCAAAAAACAGACGATGAAATAGCCAGTATGGTCTCTTCTGTTATTGATGAAAATATATCAACTCGTTATATAAGGCTTATGATAAGAGATTTTAGAATAAGTAATAATACAGGTGCATTATATAATCTTATTAGCCCTTATGTAGGAGATGACCGAAATAACGAAGACCTTATTGACGAATTATTTAAGGCTTATCTTGGAACAAGAGATGAGAGGGAACAGATAATAAAGTTTTATGAATTAGAACCAGATGCTTACATTATAAAAATAAAAAATAATAACGAACACGATTATCTACATATACCGAGATTTTTGCAGCAATATATACCTAATGAAGTCTCAATAAATTATAATGAGAATTATGAAAATTATTTGCGTGAAGCCACTGAAGAGATGAGAGCAATATGTGATGTTTCATTAAACCCAACCCAATTATCATCACAATATAAAGAATTATTTGAAAATATTTTAACCAACACATATATTCTTCGCCCATTGGATTTTTTAAATATTATTGAGAATTATTTAGACGATATCCAGTTTATAATTTTTAACAGACACAATAGGAGAATATCTTTAACGAATAATTTAGGTTATCATACACAAGGAGACCATTATGTAGCAGAGTTTAAGGAAGGGTATAGTTTTTTTAGACCAGACCCAAGCAGACCGAGAAGAAATATTATTATAAGCGACCAAGAAAATTATTTGCGTGAATTATCATCACAGATTTTTTATGAGTTTGAAGTTTTTGTGCCTACATCAAATTATTCAAATATACTTTTTAAAAGAAAACGCCAAGCAGTGGGAAATAGATGGATTGGTATTTCTCAAACGCAAACCAGTAATGAAATTATTGAAGAAAATTAATCAATAAATCCTTAC